CCTTGCCCACGCTTAAAAAATTCTCAGAAAATCTGCAAAGATAGCCTGAGTTTTTGAGCCTGTTAAATAGATTAATTAATGGCTTGTTTGTTTGTTATTGTGGGAAATCTATTGAGGTATATTTGATATCTTTTATATCTAAGAATATTTATTGAGAAGATGTAAACTAGAGCCTTGAAATACCTTTAAAGATTTTTAAAAGATATTCAAAGATATAAAAAGATAATTTGCAACCTCAGAGAGAAGAGAACAAAAGGGGTACATATCTGCCATGGGGGGTGGTGGGGGTATAGTATATACTGCTCATACAAAATTAAGCAGAATCTTGTGTAAACTAGGCAGGGTCGCCCAGCTTAATAGATACGAGGGGGTTGTTAGATTGCTGGACTGCTCCAGTAAAGATTATTTAGAATCTATGTATATGTTTCACCCCCTGGAGGGCTTCAATATAGATTATACACCCACTTCATGCATCTGTCAACTGAACAAAAAAATAAATTGTTGTCAACTAGATTTTAAATGTGTATAATAAAGATATGAATAATAGTTTATTACCACCTGAAAAGAAAAGACAGTTAACAGAACAGCAACAAAAGTTCTTGGATGCTCTTGCAGGAGAATCAAAGGGAAATATCAAACACGCCCTAAGTATTGCAGGATATGCAGAAACTTCACAATCCAATATAATCAGTTCACTTAAAGATGAGATAGTTGAGGTCGCCACAAAGATACTCGCTAAATCAGCTCCAATGGCTTCTCAGAAGCTTGTAGAGATACTTATGAGTGATGACCCTATACCACAAGTAAACGCTAAGCTACAAGCAGCTCAGACATTACTAGATAGAGTTGGTGTTGCTAAAAAAGATAAGTTAGATGTTACACATAGTGTACAATCAGGAATATTTATATTACCTGATAAAGAAAAGATTATAGATGTAACAGCAGAAGAGGCAGACATAGATGATGAAACGAAGTAGTTCAACAATACCATTTGGTTATAAGTTAAAAGAAGATACTAAAACATTAGAACCTATTGAGAAAGAGTTATCAGTTTTAAAAGAAATGAAAGATGGTGTAAAAGCTGGGGCGTTTTCGCTAAGAGGTGCAGTAGAAATTTTGCAATCTCAAACGGGTCGCAAGTTATCTGCAATGGGTCTCAAGAAAATTATTGATAAAGATAAATTAAAAGAAACACCTACAACAGGAATATTAGGAAAGGATAAATAATGGAACCAATATTTTATGTGTTTATTATGTTATGGTTAATGGGAGTTAGTGGTTAATGGAAGACTTAGCTCAATACGCAGTACAACCTTTTATACCTTGGAATACAATCTTAGCTTTTATAGGTATGTGTATTGTTTTCTATATAGGTTTGGATAACGATAATGACAGATAAACCTAAAAGACAATATTTCTTTTCTCAAGAACAGAAGACTAAGATAGCTGCAAGAAAAGCTATTAGAGAAAAAGAAAAAGAATTAAAGAAGATTGCTAAGAAATTAGATAATACAAAACAAAGATTAAAACATAAGAAAGAAGCACTTGGTGCAGTTGACCAAGCAATGAACCCAAATGAAAAAAGCAAGACAGGCAGCGTGGTGGAGAAAGGGAAGTTGGATAAGCTTCCTAAGAAAGTTAAAGAACTTCTCGAAAAAGAAAAAGACCGAATAGTATTTAAACCTAATGATGGTCCACAAACAGAATTTTTAGCAGCAGGAGAACAAGATGTATTATATGGTGGTTCTGCTGGTGGTGGTAAATCATATGCTATGTTAGTTGACCCACTAAGGTTTATGCATATCAAAGAACATAGAGCTTTATTATTAAGAAAGTCTATGCCTGAGTTAAGAGAGCTTATAGATAAATCTAGAGAGTTATATCCTAAAGCTTTTGCTGGTGCTAAGTTTAGAGAAGTAGAAAAGATATGGAGGTTTCCATCAGGAGCTTCATTAGAGTTTGGTTATCTTGATAGAGATGCTGATGTATATAGATACCAAGGACAATCATATACATGGATAGGTATTGATGAATTAACACAATATCCAACAGAGTTTCCATTACAGTATTTACAATCTAGATTAAGAACTACAAATCCTGCAATTAAATGTTACATAAGATGTACAGCTAACCCAGGTGGTGTTGGAGGACATTGGGTAAAGAAAAGATATTTAGACCCTAGTCCACCTAATGAATCTTTTGTTGGTAATGATAAGATAACAAGAAAATTTATACCAGCTAGATTAGAAGACAATCCATATCTAGCAGAAGATGGTAAGTATGAACAGATGTTAGAATCATTACCTGCTGTTCAAAGAAAACAATTATTAGAAGGTAATTGGGATGTTGCTGAAGGAGCAGCATTTGTTGAGTTTGATTATGATACTCATTGTATTGACCCATACACATTACCTAAACATTGGGATAGAGTAAAAGGAATTGACTATGGTTACGCAGCAGAGTCTGCAGTAGTATGGGCAGCAATAGACCCACAAGATGAAACTCTAATTATTTATAGAGAATTATATCAAAAAGGTTTAACTGGTGAAGACTTAGCTAAAAAAATTTATGAGTTTGAAAAAGAAGATAGACTATCAGTTCGTGGTGTTTTAGATTGGGCAGCATGGAATAGAACTGGGCAAACAGGACCAAGTGTTGGAGAAGTATTAGCTACTGCTGGTCATAAACTTAGAAGAGCTGATAAGAATAGAATACAAGGTAAAATACAAATACATGAAAGATTAAAATTAAATGCAAAAGGCAGACCTAGATTACAGATATTTAAAAACTGTCCTAATTTAATTAGAGAGATTCAATCTATACCTTTAGACCCTAACAAGCCTGAAGATGTAGATACGAAAGCATCAGACCACGCATATGATGCATTAAGGTACTTGATTATGTCAAGACCAAGAACACAATCGGTTTGGGAGGATATGTCTAACAAAAAGAAATGGACACCTTCAGACCCAATATTTGGATATTAAAATGAGAGAAGCAATAAAAGAAGCATTAATAAAACACGCAGAAGGTCATATTGCAAAACATAAAGCTAATGTAGAAGTATATCTAAAACAACCAGTAGGTATTGGTGAACACTCTGATATATTAGAATCTATAGAAAAAGAATTAGCTATCATTGCTCAGTATGATGATGAGATAGAAGTATTAAATAAATATTTTTAATGCCTATCTATACGTTTAAAAATAAAAAGACTAACGAAGTCTATGATAAAATTATGACATATGATGAATTACAATTATATGTTAAAGACAAAGATATCGAACAGATATTTAAAATTAACATAACTCGCTATTCTGATAACGGAGGCTACAAAGACCAATTTACTGATTGGGCAGCTAGTTCAAAGATAGATGGAAAGGGAGATTTTAACCCACAAGGTAAGGCAAAAACTGATGACGATAAGAGGAACGAAGAGAAAAATATTAAAAATAAAAACTAAAAGAGGTGAGAAGAACCAAATATCTAATTACCCTTTAGTGCAAATTAAATGGTATGACATAATGAGTGAATCTCTTTGGATTTCTATAGAGGATGCAAAAAAAATGAAGCTTCCTACTTGTACAACAAAAGGACACTTATTAAGCCAAACCAAAGGTGTTACTAGAGTGTTTGGAGATTATGCTGAGGATGAGAATGGTGATATTGACGAGTTAGGAAATACTACTATTATACCTACTTCAGTTATAGTTGATATTAAAAAGATAGTTGACAAGTCTTAATAAAACTTGTATTATTATAAGTACATAATAAAAAAGGATTAAAAATTTATGGCTACATACGACTCATATAAAAATCCTATTAAGGATGTAAAAGATATGCAGGAAGAAGAAAAAATTTCTGCATTAGTATCAAATATTAAAAGTAAGTTTTATCAAGCTGAACAAACTAGAGAAGATGATGAAGATAGATGGCTTCAAGCATTTCATAATTATCGTGGTAGATATTTTAAAAATGTAGCTTTTAGAGACCATGAAAAATCTAGAGTATTTGTTAAAGTTACAAAAACAAAAGTCTTAGCAGCTTATGGACAATTAATAGATGTTTTATTTGGTGCTAATAAATTTCCATTAACTATTCAAGAAACAAGAGTACCTGAAGGTGTAGCTGAATATGCTCATCTTAATCCATTAAAAGAACAAACAGGTGTTAATCAAAATGTTCCAAACATAGAAGGCAATCCTGACTTTATGCCAGGTGAAGAAATGCAACCTTCATCTCCTAGTTCAGTATTAGGTTTTCCTGGTGATGGAAGAGATTTACCAAAGGGTGCAACATTTGAATCTTTAAATGATAATTTTTTAGGTGGTTTAGAAAGTAAATATGAAGAAGCAGATTTATCAGAAGGACCTGCTCCTACACCTGAAATGCCTCAAATTAAACCTGCACAGATTGCAGCTAGACAATTAGAAAAATTAATACATGACCAAATAGAAGAATCAAATGGTAGTATTGAATTAAGAAATGCTATTTTTGAATCTTGTTTATTAGGAACAGGAATTATTAAAGGACCATTTACATATAATAA